TTAAATTTTATCCGCGTGGTGCATCAGCACAAATTTATCCCACAACTGTTCTTCCGTCTCGACATGTTGCGGATCTTTCACAATAGTATTGGGGATCGGACACACCTTCTGGCAGGTTGGTGTCTCGTAGTGCCCTACGCATTCGGTACACTTATCGCTGTTAATCTCGTAGATATGTTCACCCATCGAAATCGCCTCATTCGGGCATTCGGGTTCACACATATCACAATTAATACAGCGTTTAGTAATTAGTAAAGACATTTCAATGGATTACCGTTAAATCATTTTAAAATCAGTAAGTTGTATCGAGTTTGTATGCTTGACTGTCATTAACTTACTGTATGTTGATCCAGTGTATTTAACCTTGATAAACTCAGTCCAGCAACACAAAACCGCAACACATTGCATTTTGTCCCGTAGAAAAGACTTGTATGTGTGAGCTTGTTTTCTGCGCCTACGCAGATAAGGATTGAGAATGCCGCGCACTGTAACACATAATCCGGATAGCCCCAATAATGACGATGTTTTAGCCGCTTCTGAAAAATGGGACGCCTGTAAACCCCCCTATACCAGCGCACACATGAAAATCTGTGTTGCTGCCGCCAAAATCATCCTCGCTGCTTCCGGCGTGGCTCGCCGTTCCAAATACGAAAAAGAGAACTATCTCCGTATCGATTTCAGCAAAGCCGGTAAGGTTACATTTTACGCCGAGTTTCCAAAAAAGATGGGCCTCAAAGGTAAAAAGCTCGGCGAGTGGCCGGAGCTCGCTATCCAGCTGGCGCGCGAAAAAGCACTAGGTATGGCTGACGGTGGACTGCGGGCAGAGTCCGTACATGCAGCGCTGGAAATGTACCGGGATGACCTCAAAGCCAAAGTAGCCCGTCAGAAGCTGAGCCCGGACAGTTTCACAACCTACGGGGTGCGTATCGACCGGATTAAATCAACGTTCGGCGAGCGCGAGGTGTTCAGCGACGTAACATACAGTCGGCTGGTGGAAGTGCTGGACGAGTGGATCGCCACTCGCTCGAACAATAACGCCCTGGAGTTGTTTGCCGAGCTCCGTCGGTTCTGGAAGTTCTGCGCACCTACTCTTTGCAACGGCCGCAATGTTGCCGCCAGTCTGCCAGATGATTATGTTTCCTCCCGCGTACAGAAACCTACCCCCACACGGCTTTTTACCGATATTGAATCAATCGCCCGACTCTGGCTCAATGTTGCTGCCTGCACCTCTGTACACCAGAAGAATGCTGTTCGCTTCATGATCATCACTGGTGTTCGTCCGATTAATGTCCATAACCTGCGCTGGGACTACGTTCACGAGGAGGCTGGTGAAATTGTTTATCCGGAAGGGGTTATCGGCATGCGAGGGGCTATGAAAACACAAAAGGCTTTCCGCCTGCCGATAACGCCTGAGATCCGGCGGATTATCGACGAGCAGAAAGCCTGGCGTGATTCAGTTCCTGAGTGCAACAGGGATTATGTATTTTTGCAGCCACGTGATCCAATGCAGCCATTTTCAAAACGATCACTGGATAAGCTGGTGAAAACATACAGCCCGGACGGGGCTGTAAAAGGAATAAAACATGATGGGACTGTTAAAGGGAAAGACGGTGCATTTAATACGATGTGCCGTAAATTCCTTAAGAGCAATGTTATTGCCTTGATGAAGGAAAGAGGCTATTCCCGCTCAGACCGAAGGGAAATCAGCCTCCTTTGCCTTCACCACTCCAGCAAGTCAGATGACCCGATGGCAGAACATTACGACTTTTCTGATGAGATTTTACAGGAAGAGATTGCGTTGAAGCGCGAAGCTTTCGAGGCTCACGAGCGGAGCATACTTGCGCAGGTGGCATTGCTACGGCGGCGAGGTTAATACTGGCTGCGACATTTTTGAATAAAAGCGTCGACATTTCGGCGCTCATAACGAACTACTTTTGCACTGAAACGAATTGGTGCCAGGATAGCCCGATGACGATGCTTAATATTCCACTCACATAGCGTTTTCTGTGTAATACCTAACTTTTGGCATACTTCATCCGGGGTGAGTAAATCGTCGGGTTTCTCGCTCATGCTATACCTCTCTTTTTCATGGCATCGAGCAGGATGTCCTGCACTGTTCGTTTTGAGTTGCGCCGCTCCATCACCATTTCGTCCATAGTGTCGGCAGCAATAATGTGGTGAATAAATACCGGACGATTGTGTCCGGCCTGTATCTGCCTGGTGGGGCCGATACGTTCAATAATTTGCTGATATTGCTCCAGGTCCCACCAGTGTGAGAAAAATACCAGTATATTTCCGCCGTCCTGCATGTTCAGGCCGTGGCCCGCGCTGGCTGGGTGTGCAAAGAGAACAGGAATCTTTCCGGAATTCCAGTCGCGCAGTGTCTGTGGATCCTGGTCGAGGTGACGACCGCGAGGGAATGCTTTAAGCAAGCGTTCAAGATCGTGTTTCCAGTGATAAGCAACCAGCACAGGTGCGCCAGCTGCTTCGGTCAGTATGCTGTCCAGCGCCTGTAGTTTGGTGTCATGCAGTTCTGACCAACTTCCGGTGTCGTCTGTGTATACTGCGCCACTGGCGATTTGAAGACACTTCAGTGTCTTTGCCGCGGCGTTCGGTGCTTCGATGCCTTCGCTATTCAGCTCGAGGAACATTTCCTTTTCCATTTCACGATACTGCTGACGGGCCTTCGGGGGCATATCCACGCGGATTACGTTATGGATGGGGTCTTTGATATCGAACCAGTCGGCCGCATCCAGCGAGAGGGTCACATCGGCTAATGCTCGCTGTATTTCACCCTGTGAGTGAGCAAAAGGTTCCAGTTTAGTCCAGCTCTGTCCCGGAAACTGTATCGAGTTGAACCAGCGTGAGGTAAACGCACCGTAAGTGCGCCCGAGACGTTGCCCCTGGTCCACAAACCACGCTTGTCCCCACAAATCTACCAGGCCGTTCGGTGCTGGCGTACCGGTGAGATTTATCCAGCGCCGGACATACTTATGCGCCACTTTGCCCAGTGCCGCAGCGCGCTTACCACCACCTCGTAGCCGGAAGGATTTTAGCCGGGTGCTTTCATCTGGAATAACAGTACCGAACGGCCATCGTTCTCCCAATTCCTCAACCAGCCAGACAAGGTTATCGTAGTTGATGGTGAACACGCTCGCGTTGCTGTTCGCCAGCGCCGTAGAGCGCGCTTTGGCGTTACCGATAATCGGCTGTACCTCAATATTACGCAGGTGCCCCCATTTAACAGCTTCATCAGGCCAGGTGCTTGCTGCAACGCGTAGCGGCGCGAGGACCAGTGCGGGGCGTGTTTCTGCCCCTGCCATAAAGAGATCTTCCAGCGTAGTGAGCGTTGCCACGGTTTTACCCATTCCCATTCCTGCCCAAATATTGCAGCGGGAAATACCTATTTCGTGATTAATAATTAGTTCTTGGTATAACCGGGGGGTAAAAGATATCATAACAAGAGATAACCTATACACATTCTGAGATTAGGGGTTAAAATGGATATTTGGGAAAAAAGTAAAATTATTATATTTTTGCTTTTCGTTATTCCTGGTTTTATAAGTATGAAAGTTTATAGTGTTATTCATCCTAATACCGCTTTTGATACTTCTAAAGCGATTGTGGAAATTGTTTCTTATAGCTGTATAAATTACGCAGTATGGTTTGCTCCTATATATTTTATAGAATCTGAGGGTGTATATCTCAAACATCCTGTTCTTTATTGTGCTTTATACTTGGTGATTTTATTCATTAGCCCAATATTGTTAACGATATTTTTCTCTTGGATGCGAACTTGGCGTTGGTTATGTAATTATATGCCACATCCTACCGGAAGAGCTTGGGATTATTTCTTTGGGTTAAAAGTCCCCTGTTGGATGATTATTACGCTAAAAAATGGTAAAAAAATAGCAGGCAAGTTTGGGGCTAACTCATTTGCTTCCAGTGCACCAGAGCCAGAGCAAATTTATCTTGAGGAACATTGGGTTCTAAACGATGATGGGGGATTTGAACGCCCTCGAGTTTCAACATTAGGAATATTAATTTTAGGTAACGATATAGAAAATTTAGAGTTTTTCCGTTTTGAACTACCAACATGCAATAATGGAGAAAGCAACTGATGTCAGATACCAAAAGAAGTTATAAGGAAGATGGATATACCCCTATTGAAAAAGGGTATCAGCCTAAAAATGACTTGGCTAATAATGGTTTTCAACCTTCGAAGCAAACTTCCCAGCCAGCTCCACCACCCAAAAAACCATAACTAAGTATTGGGGGGAATAATTCCCCCCAGCTCTTTGCTATCCAGTACCACCACGGTAAAGCCCAGCTTTCGCAGACGTTCATGTGTGCGCAACTGGTCAGGTCGTGGTGGTTTGCCGGGGGATTTACATTCAACGAAAACGATGCGACCGCCGGGTAGCAGAACAATGCGATCCGGTACCGAGCGGCGACCGGGAGATACGAACTTAAAGGCAACCCCGCCAGCTTTTTTCACTTCAGCGACGAGATGCTTTTCGATAAGGCTTTCACGTTCATAGGCCATCATCCACCGCCTTACGCTTTTCACGCATGTTCTGCATCAGGCAAGAATCAGCCCGGCGCTCTCTCCAGTCCTGATTAAGTTCGTTACGTGATTCACGGTTTGCTTTGGCCCAGACCTTCGCCGCCCGGTCATACTCGCCGGACTGCTCAAGGCGCAAAGCCTCCTGTGCAGTCCGATAATAAAGCGGACTGTCCCGATATTTAAATGACATAGGGGTTACCTCAAATAAATACCCCTGCATTTGCAGGGGTATTTACTTTTTAGAAAAATGATTGATTAAGATGAAGCGTTCGCTATTTGAGCTTCATTAAATGTGAAACCGGCCTGTTTAAGGCGCTGGATTAAGCGAGGTACAGTTTCTCGAACATGATCATTAAAGTTGAGATAAAGAATACCCGCAGCATCAGAAGGCTGTTCAAGGTGTTGCTTCTGCAAGATGACCACGTTACTGCGGCCGAGTGATGATAACAACATCCCCATTTCTAGAACTACATTTTGACGAGCCCTGGGCAGGGCTGCTTCTTGACCGTCTCTTTTGGAGTATCCCACATCATCGGGAGTGAGAAGAACAATGCCGAAACGAGTCGCTGTCTGCCCTTGACCAATTTCACGCTCCAGTTCTTCAATTATCGTAAGTCCAGTACCACCTGTATTCTGCAAAATAAAATGATCAGGTAACCCAAGCTTATGAAGAATGAGCTCAAGCTGCTCTTTTGCTGCATGGTCGTGACCGTGAACGATGAAAATCTTTTTGGCTGGCTCTTGAACCGGGGCTGGCTGAACTCGTTGAGCTGGCGCGTTACCCAAGTGTTCATTAATAATGGCTTCAACCTCTGGTTTTGCCGCTTGTGAGCCTTGAATCAAAATCGTTCCGGTGTGGTAAAGCGTTATGATGGCACCATTACTTAAACGATAACAATCATGACCGGCTTTGTTTTCTTCTCCGGTAACATCAAATCCGGATTCGACTAAAAATTGACGAAAAGTTTCGACAGGGTGTGGGTATTTGAGAGCCATTTCATTGAGATCCTGCATCATTATTTTCCTATAAAATAAGCAATATTTAGCAAAGCAGCAATGACAGCGAGCAGCTAATCCTTACGGTAGTGGTACGCCTCAAAACCGCCAGCGTTCAGTGGGATATCGGGCGCCCATTCGGGGTTAGTGGAGAGAAGCGCGGAAAGCACTTTATCGTTGAAATCTTCTGTGTCAGGTGCTTCGGTGATCACCTCGTCGTGTACCGTCAACACAATGCTGTAACCGGCATCTTCGATAAGCGGCATGTTTCCGGCCAGAACGTCGCGGGCGGCCGCCTGGGTGACGTTCTCCACCAGCTTTCCGCCGTAGGTTTTGAGTCGTTGCCATTTACGCGAATAAGAGTTAACACCCATATAGGTGATATTCCCTTTTTCGATAACCGGAGACGGGTAGCATACAGCGCGTCCGGATGGTAGCTGTATGCGCAGCCACGCGCCATCACGTCGGATTTTAAGATAACCGCAATACAATGTTTTTTGCGGTGTGGCGATTGCTGTGCGGACAGTGCGCTCCAGCTCGTACCAGAAATCGCAGGTCGCCGGGTGCGCCCTGCGCCACAGGCGCTTGAGCGAGTCACATGCGATGAATACACGCTCGGAAAGGCCAAAGGTCGACTTACGTTTAACCGATTCGTCGTACCAGCTTTTCGCCTCGCGGATAACATCGCGGGGAATGTTTGGCAGTGCGGCGTTCGCCAGCTCGTCGAGATCGAGACCGTAAACCAGAGCAAAAGTGATGAAAGCCGATACACCACCTCCATAACCCAGACCGAGTTCCATGACTTTACCGATCTGACGCATGTGTTTATCAACATCATCTGGTGCAATATCGAAAGCTTTTGCATACGCCAGTTTATATAAGTCCGGACCCGTTCCGGCGTCGTACTCTCTGAATGCATTCAGTTTCCATTCTTCTCCCGCCAGCCATGCCAGCATACGGCCTTCAATGTTTGACAAGTCACTTACCACCAGTTTTTTGCCTGTTGGCGCGATAATGCAGCCACGTAACGCTGAACTGGTTAGTTCCATGATATTGTCAAACAGCAGGTCTGCACATCCGGCTTTCAGTGCTTCGATGCCTTCGTCTATTTGTTCCTGTTTTAGTGAAGGGCGGGGAAGGTTCTGGGGCTGGAATAGCCGTCCGGCCCAACGACCGGTACGTGACGCCCCGCAGAACTGTAGCGTACCGCGTAAGCGCCCGTCGTGGCTTACGCCTTTCATCAGTGCCTTGTATTTACTGGTGCTGGTAGTACTGGCTTGCAGGCGGATAGCCAGCAGTTCTTTCACGGCAGATGGTAAATCGGGGTCGGCAATACGACGTTCCAGAGTACTGCGTTGCATGTCTGGTAGCTCCACACTGTAGGATTCAACAATGTGCTTAATCAACGCGTCCCGTTGTGTGGCTGCCTGCACTTCGCCATCAGTCATTTCCTGTGTACGCTTTGCCAGGCGCTTTTGCTCCTGGTCTACCGCTTCGATCGCAGCGCGCGCGAGTTGCATGTCCATGCAGACGCCCCGGTCGTTGATCTGCTGATCACGATGCCAGAGCGCCAGCTCTGTCCCCTGATAATTCCACTTCGGCAGACGTTTATAGACTTCGCGCATTGCCTCGATATCCAGTCCGGCGTAAGCAACAAAGCGCCGCCATTCTTCCGGGTGGGTTTTGCTGGTGGCACGGCGCAGTTTGCTGTTTTTCGGGCGGGGCTTACAGAACAGCTGGATCAGCGCTTTACCTTCTTTGTCCTTCGCTTTGTCTTGCGGGACGCCGAGTATTTCGCAGAGTTCCCCCAGAGACCCCGGGAGACCATGCGCCAGCGCCTGTACCATTGTGTCTCGCCAGCGTTTGGCACTACCTGCAACAACACATTGGGGAGTGTGCAGCAATGCATGGCGCAACATGGTGCGATCGAAATGGCTGTTGTGTGCATATATTAGTACGCTCTCATCGCTGAGAGCTGTCAGTAGTCGTGTCGGCAAGTTATAGTCTGTGGTTAAATCGTGTACGCTGACGGGGTCTTCGTCGATTGCCCATGCGAATAACATGATTTCGACTCCTTCTGCATAGACATGGGTGCCGTTTTTTATTGGGATTTCGCTGAAAGTTTCGAGGTCTAACCAAAGTTTTTGCATCAAGTAAGGACCCGTTGGATTTAATAAATAAAAAGCCGCCAAAATGGCGGCTTTTTATAACCGAAGTTAAGAATGCTTAATATGATAAATAATCATACAGGCATAAAAGTCGCCTGTATTGGGTATCAATTTTATGCCCTGGTTTTGTTAAATAATCTCGTAGTTGTTTCAATGAAATAGTATCGTTTAGTACGCAATACATAATCGTGTTAGCAACTTTATACTCTTTCGTTTCTTTTAGTATTTCATCAATAGACACAGCCTCACTCTTACATGTTTTAATTCGAGAAAGGTTACCAATGATTTTATCTAGCTGCCGTTTTCTGTATGTCTCGGTATTTTCTAGTTCAGGGCAGATAGAACTAAAAGCGTATATTGGAAAGTGTTCGCTATTAGCTATGGTTTGCTTATTCAGTAATGCGATAAGCTGAGAGTTTGCTTCGTCAACTATTTTAAAATAGTTCTGTATCATTTCAGATTTTGTTTGATAAACATATTGTACGGTTCTTTCTGAACCAACAGCAATGACCATTTCATCATTGCGAAGTTCATCTAAATTTTCTGTAATTTTAACCTTTATCTCACCACCACTTTTGATGGTACTCCAAACTTTTTGAACCTTTCTTATGTCCATTGCGGATACTGGCAAAACTAGTCCAGAGATGGCATCATATACAGCTTTGTAATTGTTTGTTTTTATTTTGTTTATTCTTATGATAGACATGCCTTCTATATCTATGTCATGCTCCGTAATTTCAGTTGACATGCTGTCTTTTTCGTATTCAACCAAAAGGAAATTATCTTTTATCCTTTTTGCAAGTTCGGTATTTAAGTCAACGTATGAGAATATGGTTTTTAATAAGTACTTAATGTTTTTATCGCTAATACTATACCCTATAAATATGATAGGGTTGTGTATGAATATTGAGAGTAATTGAGCGCGAATTAACTCATATTTATTGTCGAAGTTTGCGTAGTCTTCACCTGTGATAATTATGTTGTTAGGATCACTAACACAGCCATGTATTTTGTAAACTGAACCGTATGGGTTACTTAAAAGAATGTTGTTACCAATCAGTGGGTTAAATTCGAAGATATTCTCTACGAGTTGGTCGTAGTTTGTTGTAATGATGGAGCCTATGTTTTTTCTTGTTTTTATTAAGCTGTTTATTTCCTCCATCATTGACTCTTTTATCTTTAGGTCTTTAAGTATTGAAGTTAAATAAATTTTGAATCGACTTAGTTTTTTTCCTTTTTTCATGTGCTCATAGAAAACATCATTGATGTCTTTGAACTTACCGTTACGATCTTCTGCCAGCTTTTTATTAAAAATATCTTCAAGTTTTGTAGCTAAGATATCATATCGATAGTCGTCACCTTCTAGGCTTTCAGCTTTCAAATCGTAGTAAAACTCAGCATTACCGGTTAGTTCCATTGCGACACTCAAAAGAAGACCATCCCAGCTAAATGAGTTTTCTAGATACCGTAGGCTAAATCCTGTTCCAATGAATAGAACAGGGTGGTTTTTATAGTGACTTACAAACTCTTGGATTTCCATACCGATTCTCAAAGTTGACACGTAATACCTCTATAAAAACAAATAGCCGTAAAAATTCCAATAGCTTTTTGGATCTCGCCCGGCGTGTAACCGGGCGTCTATGAAGAAGGGTTAAATCAGTGCTTCAGCATCAGCACCTTCGCTGATATCGTCGAAATCGTCAGCGCTTGCCACTCCGCCGCCAGCGAATGCATCGCCGTCTCGCAGGAACTGGACTCCGCCGAGTGAGGCATTAATGCGTTTACCGAAATTATTGTCCTGTGCCCAGATATCGATAACGGCGTTTACATAGCACCCTGCATAGGGACGTCCATCAGCCTGAATTAGTGGCGAACGATCGCGATCAAGAACAGCTGGGCGCGCTTTGTTAGCAGCGTTCAGGAAGAAATTGCCGGGAAAGCCTTCATACTCTGCTTTTTCATCACCATCATGCAGGCACAGATTGAGTTTTTTCTCCAGCTGGTTATAAATGGACTCCCACTTCTCCCCCCATTTTTCCTTCGCTACCTGCTTCATAGCTTTACGGATTTCTTCCAGTTGTGGGTGTTTGGGAGACATTAAAAATACTGCGGAGAAACGCGGATCGCCTTCGCCGTTTACAGTTTTAGCTTCAAACAGAGACGGGAAGGCCAGACGAACATTGTTCAGCTTCAGTTTCATGGGGATTTCCTTAAATCAGATGAGGTCTGCGGTTAGCGTATCGTCGGATACGTCGTCGAAATCATTTACAGGGTTGATATTGAGTGCGGGGCGTGGGTCTGACTCGGGAACGATGGTGGGTTTACCATCAGCTCGTGTTATCAGTGCCTCGACTTTTGACCAACGGCGCGGACTGGCCTTTTTGATAAGTTTTTCGGCTTTTGTGGGACTAATAAGTTTAAAGTCGAATACTTCTTCAGTTTTGTACCTGAACTGGTCCTTCAGAAGTGCGCGAGCTGCCTCTTCGTCACTCCAGGCCCGGTTACCTTGTTTTCCTGTTACCAGTTTAAACCCCGGTACCGGATGTCCGGCATTGAGTTCATTGTGAACCCGGTCCCGTACTGCCTTTAGCCAGGATTCAATAAAGTCGGCCTGGCTATAGATCTCTGCAAGCTGCTCAATGGTTAACAGAGGTACACGTGCGCTGGCATTGGTGATTATTTCGCTGACAGGCTTTGTCAGATCTTCAAAATCGCTGGCCGCTGTTTGTAAATGCTGCATTTTCTGGGCAGTGCAAATAGCTTTTGCTTTACAGAAGCGGCACTGTTTTTCTCCAGGTATGAAGTTTTCCAGTGGTAGTGTCTCAATGCCTTCGCATTCAGCAATATTGAGAACAAGGATCGCACTGGTTGCGGCCTCCAGCGCCCGTTTACCGAAAGACTGAAGTTCCTGTACGGTTAACGACCATTCTGAAACGTGGTTGAGCCTTGGTTGGTGAATAAATAATCTTACAGTTTCAAAGTCATACAGCATGCTGAATTGTTCAAGCGCACCCAGAGCATACAGTTGTAGTTGCTCATTTTGTTCTGCATCAATGCGGACGCCTTTGCCATATTTCAGGTCGTGGATTTGTAATTCGTTACCAGCGATGATTATGCCGTCGGCAGTTCCGAAAGATTCTTCCACACCCGTTATATGTGAGAAATCAACACGTTGTTCAACCAATAGTTCATTATTCTTTGCAAGAGTCCAGACCGTATCAACATACCGGCCGACGGCTTCGACCATTTCATCATCCACCTGTGGGCCAGATGTATCATCAGGATTTTCGCGAAGGGGGTATGAGCCTAGAAACATAGAAACATTGCATCCGGCGTAGTGTTCCGGGTGGCTTTGCCTGTTTCGTAGAACTTTTTCAGCAAGCGCGTGCGCTGCAGTGCCCTCGATTGCAAAAGTTGTTTCTTTATCCGGTTGTGTGGCCTCCAGCGCCAGACTTCCTGGGCAGCGCATCCATCGATGCGCTGATGATGGAGAAAGTTGTGCATGAACGTCTGGCATGATTAACCCTCCAGTGCTTTTTCAGCCAGGGTGATTACTTCAGCGAGATTTTCATCCGTTACTTCACCAAGTTTCCTGGCTCCCTGTTTTTCCAGAATTGCAATAGCTTCTGCCCGGTAACCCCCTTTTGCTAACTGGAGGATCAACCCTTCAGCTTGTTTGCGTAGTGCCGCGAAATCAATTGTATGGTCATCTTTGGCGTCATTATTCTGGCTGGAATTTGCTGCGTCTCTGCGTGCAAATTCTTCCTGCAGCTGAAGGTACTCAACACGGTTGATCTCGATATGGCCTTTTTTAAGCATCTCGTTCAACTTGCGTAAGGTGTGGAGTTCACTGGCTGCTGTGCCGGATACATTTTTGACGTAAAACGGCCCCGTGCGTTCTCCATCTTTGTTACTGGCCTTTTTCGGCTTAACTTCATCACGCCCATCTGCAGGTGCATCAAGTAGCTGCTCGGCAAAAGCACGTCGCTCGCCGATGGTTGGCAGGTCGTCCCAGAACTTAAGAATGTTACGGGACAGGTCCAGGAGAGCAGGTTTAAGCAGCTCCCTGGCTCGTTTGACGCCCTGTAATGCGCTGTCGAGAGCATCAATCTGAACTACTCGTTTATCGCCTTCAGCATCACGGTAGGCAACAGCACGTTGCAGCATGTCTTCTGTGATAGGGGTGGCTACCGGGTAGAAACCAGCCAGTGCGATAACGTCGCTGAACTCAAGATCATCCAGTGTCATTGCCGCTGACATGTTTTCAGCTTCAGTTGCTGTATCCCGACATTCCTGCACTCGTGAAATCGTGTCAGGATGCATAACAATGCCTGATGCCATTGTGCGGATAAGACGTTCAAGCAGCGCATTATGTTGTGCCAGAAGTTGATTATTAAGTTCTAGACTGGTTTCTAAACTCATACTGTGGTCCTCGCTACAAGGAGAATGAAAGTGATGATCAGACCGAGCGCAGTGGCAACGGCCAGACCGGTCATCAAATCGAAGTTTTTACGGCGATAACGGAGAACATCGCGCCCCGTCAGTCGATGGATGTGTTCAGGTTTCATCGGTTGTATTCCTTTTTTCATATCGGGGAGCACGCTGTTGCGAGTGCGCTTTCAGACATAAAAAAGCCCGTCACGTGAGGCGGGCAAAGACTACACACAGCAATTACATGGATGATTCAGTTGGTATTGTGCGTACGTGGTACCACAAGGTTGAAGCGGACACGCCAGTGCGTTGCAATGGTATGCAGGAAAGCACCACATCCAGGGCAGTGCTCATAACATTCGTTGATTTGGTATCGTTTTGGCTTTGGTGTCAGAAGCTGTGTTTGGCAAGCAGGGCATTCACCTTTGAGCGGTTTATACGTTTTCACGCCGTTTCCTCATTCAGTTCACTTTGGTGGTTCGGCGGCTTCGACTTGTATCAGTAGACAGTGCTTCGCCGCACCCCAAAGGGAACTTACTGACCCGTATTGCCGACATCCTGTCCCGCCACGGTCCCGACGCATGGTTTAGAGTCGCGCCGTTCGACTTGTGGCTAAAGATACAATTTGAGTTGTATTGTGTAAACCACAAATGTGGTATTTTGTGGGGTGTGAATACTACTTTATTGATATTTAAGTGAATTTAATTTGTAAGACTTTACAAATGGGGTAAGGGAGGCTGTTACGCCTCCCGATATTTACGGTGGGAATACTAACGTTTACGGCGGTAAATACGGTGTTCGATCATTACACCTATGATCTGTAAGTTCATATCTGCACTACGAAAAATAGGGTAATCAGGATTTAGGGGGATTAATTCAAAGTCGTCGATGCCGATTCCTAATGGACGGTATTTTTTAAATGTAGCTTCGTGACCGTCGTTTTTGGCGACAACAAACTCCCCTGGTGCAGGACATAGATCAGGATCGATGATAACAATGTCTCCTTCTTTAAACTCTGGTTGCATGCTGTCGCCATCGATACGTAATGCGAAGCATGTTTCTGGAATGTCAGAGTCTGCCAAAATATATTCAAATTCCCCTGTCAGATCTGTTATGTCTCTTGCTTCTGTAAGCTCTCCTGCCTGAACGTAACTTAATATAGGTATGCGTCTGGTACTTATCTCCGCGAGAGGCATAATATTTTTACCGTTCAGTAGCCAGTCTGGGCTACATTTCAAGGCCTTAGCCAGATCCAGAAGATTGCGTGGCTTTCTGGTTCGTCCGCTTTCGATGGATTCTATGGATTGTTGGCTAACCCCTGCAGAATTCGCTACTTCCACTTGAGTCATTCCTAATTCCAAACGACGTGCTTTAAAACGGGCTGCGAGAGACATGGGATTAGTCCTTCTGGGTTGTATTAATGTGTATCCCCACATTAAAAACAATTTTTGTTGTATTTGACAAACCTCATTTGTTGTTGCTAAATACCACTAAAATTGTATGAGGTGAAAGCAATGACCTTAGCGACCCGAGTAAAAGAACGACGTAAAGAACTCAAAATGACGCAAGTTACGTTGGCTGAGCTCACAGGAGTGAGCCAGCAGGCAATAAACAGAATTGAAAGTGGTGTTATTGCTCGGCCACGTTATCTTCTTGAAATGTCTATAGCATTGGATTGCGACCCTAATTGGCTGTTGTATGGCTCACAAAACGATAAAAAGGCTTAACCCATGTCCGATAGCAAACCATGGGGAGCTACGCCTGATGAGTGGTTTCATTTCGACCTGGTATTGGGGAGAACTGATCATCTTCTCCCAGTTGTATGTAACCCCAGTGCGACCATATCCCCTGATAGTAAACTGAAAGCGTTGGGTAAGACGCCGAGTCGCTATAACCGGGACCGCCAGGTCACCGGTATTGCTCAATGGACCGGGCATGTTGTTACTGAGCATGATTTTGCCCGCTGGTCGAATGAACCGGATTATGGCATCTGCGTGCGTACAGGCCATGGCTGGCTGGCGCTGGACTGTGATAGCGAAGATGAAGACATTCAGGCAGATATTCGCAAAACGCTTGTGCAACGTCTGGGTGAGTTGCCGCCGCGACGCTGGCGAGCAAACAGTAATAAGTGTCTGTATCTGCTGGCCGTTGATGGTGATTTCCGTAAGCGTATCCATCGCCTGGCGGGGGATATGGGCATTATCGAGTTGCTGGCGAACGGGCAGCAGTTCGTTGCCTGCGGTACGCACAGCAGCGGCGCGCGTATTGAATGGGACGGCGGTTTGCCGGATGAACCTCCGGCTATTACTGGTGAGCAGCTTGAAACGCTGTGGCAGCGCCTGGCTGAACAACTCCCTGTGTCGGTAACCACCGAAGCGGGCAACACGAAGATGCGCGACCGATCAGCATTCACGCCCGGCGCGACGGATGATACAGCTGAATATCTTGATGCCAATGGCTGGACGCTGCTGGATGGCGCAAATGGTGAACGATATATCCGCTGTCCGTTTGAAGACGGCCACAGTAGCGGGGGCGATCCAACAAGCACAGTTTATTTTCCTGCGGGAACCGCGGGCTTTGAGCAGGGGCATTTTAAATGCCTGCATGCCAGTTGTGCGCATCGTGATGACGGAGATTTCCTTAATGCCATCGGGATCCGCAACGACGATTTCGAAGATCTGACCAGCACCGAAGTGGCGGAACCTTTACCGCTGCCTGCTTTCGAGCGTGATAAATGGGGGCGTATCGAGGCAACAATCAGCAACGCAGCCAAAGCAGTAGTACGCCCTGATTTTGTGGACATCGATATTCGCTTTGACCAGTTCCGCGACGAAATCATGTTTGCCCCTGCAGGATCCGGACAATGGCGGGCATTCACTGATGCGGATTATGCGCGCCTACGCATCACGATGGAAAAGCGGGGATTTAAACCTGTTGGTCGTGAACTTATTCGCGATGTGGTGTTACTTGCAGCCGATGAACAACCATTCGATTCAGCGATCACCTGGCTGAACGGACTGGAGTGGGATGGCGTGCCGCGCATCGAATGTTTCTACCATACGCACTTCGGTACCGCCGACACGCCTTATACCCGTGCGGTGTCTATGTACATGTGGACCGCGTTGGCGGGGCGAGTACTGGAGCCAGGCATCAAAGCGGATATGGTGCCGATCCTCGTTGGTCCGCAGGGCTGCGGTAAGTCTTCCGGAGTGGAGGCACTGAGCCCTGATCCTGCGTTTTTTACTGAAATCTCTTTTGCCGAAAAAGACGATGATCTCGCTCGAAAAATGCGTGGTCGGCTGGTGGCAGAGATTGGTGAACTGCGCGGACTTAATACCAAAGAGCTGGAGTCAATCAAAGCGTTTGTGACGCGTACTCACGAAAACTGGATCCCGAAATACCGGGAGTTCGCCACCCAGTTTCCTCGTCGCCTGGTGTTCGTTGGTACCACTAATGAGGACGAATTCCTTGCGGACAAGACTGGTAACCGTCGCTGGCTCCCCGTGGAAGTGTCGAAAGTCGACGTGAAAGCGATAAAAAGAGATCTCCTTTTACTTTGGGCTGAGGCTCGTGAGGTGTTTCAGCGTCTGGGGGGTATCCAGTTCCGTGAGGCTGAACAACTGGCAGCGAGTGTCCATGAACAGTACACCATCAAGGATGCTTGGCTTGAAACGGTAGAGAAATGGCTCGACACGCCAGACCTGATGACTAATGAACTTCCGCGAAATTGCGAATTTTTACGCGCAAGTGATGTTTTGCGTGATGCGATTGGGCTAAATCCTGACCGCATCGGAAAACGCGAAGAAATGCGAATTAGTAATGTTTTGCAAAATTGCGGGTATAAGCGTGCCCAAAGGCGAATTGGGGGGAAAATGACTCGAATTTTTGAGGCGGTGTCCCAACCTGTACCAACCTCAAAATAGAGGTTGGTACATTTTAACTAATTGAATTTAAAGGCCAGTACCAACTGTACCATCTGTACCAACCTAATTACTAAGAACCCCATATATATATATAAGTCGCTTGGGGAAAAGGTTTGAAAAGAGCTGGTACAGGTGGGTACAGGTTGGTACAGGCCGAACAAGGAATTTTTTGCACATAACAGCGTGTAATAAGCGAATCGGAACTGCGTTATCCACACCCACGGATAAACAAACGTGGTTCTCAGAAAATTTTTTCGTAGCAAAACGTAGAGGTCAGAGCTATGCGTAATATTCAACAGGTTTTAGAGCGCTGGGGTGGCTGGGCTGCCAATAGCAACACCACAGTGAGCTGGGCTCCAATAGCGGCGGGATTTAAAGGGCTGGTAGTCAGCAGCTCGCCTGGCAGGCTGAGTTGCTGTGACGACGATGGCCTGATTATCGATGCTTGCGTCTGTCGACTGCAGCAGGTCCGTAAGCCTGAGGAACTGGACGTCATTATGCTGTACTACGTCTACGGGTTAAGCAAACGTGAGATAGGGCGGCGGCGTCGCTGTTCTGAAGGATTTATCCGCCAGCAGTTGCAGGTAGCTGAGGGATTCATTGAGGGGTGTCTCTGCATGCTGGGTGTGAGCCTTCAGATGGATCCTGAGGTCGAAATTCAAAGGGATGAAAAAAGTATTAGTGCGCTACGCAAAAACTGCGCTACGCTGGTATGAGTTGAATTTCTGACCTCAACGAAGAGCTCCAAATCATTGGGGCTTTTTTAATGCTTTATTCTCAGTAAAAGTTAATAAAACAGGGTTTTCGTCGCGAAAAAACGCTATGCAGTTTTTGCCCTTTTTTATGCACCTTTTATTCACTCGAATTTCGCCATTCTGGACCACTTAAGTTGATTAAATAGGCCTTTCATCGCAAATCTATTGCGAGCGGTGATCGTGTGGTTCCTATAACGTACATTATGTTAAATAACTTCCTTTTTTAACAAATTTAACAAGGTTCGCTATGGCGAACTTTTTTTGTATTCAGGGCCCACCGAAGGACGGCTCATAACCCAATCCTACGGGCGTATACGCAGGGCCCGCCTTTCAACAACACCCCGTAATGGCGGAGGTGGGAAGTATGAAAATGCACAATGCTCCTCATTCCTGGCCTGACTTACTGGAACTCTTACAAAGTTGGTGGCGTGGAGATACGCCGTTGGGCGCAGTGGTTATGTCAATTGTTATGGCTGGCTTGCGCATTGCCTATTTTGGCGGTGGCGGCGGCTGGAAACGAAAAACGCTTGAGATTTTGCTCTGTGGTGCTCTGACGCTGACTTTTGCATCCGCTCTTGAGTATGTCGGATGGCCTAAATCGCTTTCTGTTGCCATTGGTGGTGGTGTTGGGCTGATCGGTGTCGATGCTATTCGTGGGGCTGCAATGCGAGTAATCGGTAACAAGTTTGGTGGCTCTAAGGAGTAATTCATGCAGACACTAAATTCCCAACGTAAAGCTTTCCTGGATATGGTGGCATGGTCAGAAGGAACGGATAACGGGCGACAACCGACACGTAATCACGGTTATGACGTTATCGTCGGAGGTGAGTTGTTCACTGATTACTCCGATCACCCTCGCAAACTTGTCACGCTAAACCCGAAGCTTAAATCAACAGCCGCAGGCCGGTATCAGCTTCTTTCACGCTGGTGGGATGCCTACCGCAAGCAGCTTGGCCTGAAAGATTTTTCGCCAGAAAGTCAGGACGCTGTGGCGCTGCAGCAGATTAAAGAGCGTGGCGCTTTACCGATGATTGACCGTGGCGATATTCGTCAGGCAATCGACCGTTGCAGCAATATCTGGGCGTCGTTACCTGGTGCAGGTTACGGTCAGTATGAACATAAAATCGGTGACCTGATTTCCAGGTTTAAAGATGCTGGTGGGGTGGTAAATGAAGCTGACTTATAAGATTGTCATCGCGGCATTTTTCTTCTCTGTCTTTGGGGCGCTCGTCTGGTCTGCAAACCATTACCACAGCAAGTATCAGGCAGAAAAGTTGCGGGCTGATAAAGCGGAAGGTGAAGCTGAATATCAAGGGAAAGTGATAGCTAATCAGGCATTAAACTTCAATCGTTTTAACCAGATAGCAGAAAACGCAAGCCGATTAAATTCTCTGGTCGACATCGGTCACGAGAAGACAGTCATCAAATACCGTGAGGTTCTGCTCCGTGAAAAGAACTGTGATTTCCCTGTTCCTGTTGATATTGCTGTCGGGTTGCTCAACTACGCGAACCGTTTACGCGCCAGCGCATTGCACGCCGATTCCGGGGACATTGACTCAGCCGGTGATCGTGCCACTACCACCAGAACGTTGACATATTGCCAGGCTGTTCTGTGGATTAACCCACTGTTGGCAGCCATCGAGAAGGCGAATAACCAGTTGGCTGGTGTCCGACAAATAGAACAGTCCCGGTAATAGCATTACAGAAGCTCTTCCAGGAGGGGCTTCGATAATGACCTGATAACTGGAAAATAAAATGACTAAGAAGCTGAAAGCAAAACACGAGGTGTTTTGTCGCGAGTTTCTTGTCGATCTGAATGCTACACAAGCAGCTATTCGCGCAGGCTACGTCTCCAGGCGAGCACATGTTACGGGGGCTGAACTATACGGTAAACCTGAGATACGCGCCCGTATTAACGAGCTAAAGCAGGAGCGTATTGATCAACTGGGCATTGATGCGAATTATGTGCTGATGCGACTGGTTGAGATCGACAGGCTCGATGTGGCTGACATCCTGGAGGACGATTTAAGTATTAAGCCTCTGTCTGCGTGGCCGGAATCGTGGCGTCGGTACCTGAGTGGATTTAACCTCGCTGAAATGTTTGAGGGGCGAGGAGATGACAGAGAAATGGTCGGGATCCTTAAAAAGATTAAGTGGCCTGATAAGGTTAAAAACCTTGAGTTGCTTGGGCGTCATGTTTCTGTTCAGGCGTTTAAAGACAACGTCAAAAATGAAGTGACTGGCGCTGATGGAGGACCCGTCAGAACAGAAATTACCAACTTAACGCCGGAGCAGGCTGCAGAGGCGTATAGAAAAATGATGGGCTAAGTATGCCGTTACCATTCCCCTTCGATTTTAAACATCCTGATTACCAGATGGTTTTTGAATGGCGGATGGAACGCCTACAGCGCATTCGCCAGAATCCTGAAATATTGCCCGTATTGAAGCAGTTTTACCGAACCAATCCGGCTCAGTTCATCATCGACTGGGGCATGACAACGGACCCGCGTAATATTGATTATGGCCTGCCGGTGACCATTCCGTTTTTACTCTTCCCTAAGCAGGAGGAGTGGATCCACTGGATTATGGAACGCTGGGGCAATCGGGAGAATGGTATTACCGAAAAATCCCGTGAAATGGGGCTCAGTTGGACCGCGATCGGACTGGCCTGCTCGCTTTGTCTCTTCAACAAAGAAATGGTTATCGGTTTCGGCTCCCGTAAAGAGGAATACGTCGACAGCACTGGTGACCCGAAAGCATTGTTCTGGAAGGCACGCAAGTTCGTGGAAACGCTACCTGTAGAGTTTCGCGGTTCGTGGAGTGAGAAGAAGCACGCGCCATATATGCGTGTTGAGTTTCCTGAAACTGGTGCCGTTATCAAAGGCGAGGCTGGCGATAATATTGGTCGTGGTGACCGTACCACGCTTTATCTGGTTGATGAGGCTGCATTCCTTCAGCGTCCTCTGCTGATTGATGCGGCGTTGTCACAAACGACGCGTTGCCGTATCGACCTGAGTTCAGTTAACGGCATGGCTAACCCGTTCGCTCAGAAGCGTCATGGCGGGAAGATACCGGTATTCACATTCCACTGGCGGGATGATCCTCGCAAGGATGAAGAGTGGTATCGCAGGGAATGCGAGAAAATCGATAATCCGGTGGTGGTGGCACAGGAACTTGATCTGAACTACAGCGCATCAGCGGAAGGCGTTCTGATTCCATCCGAATGGGTACAGGCTGCCGTTGATGCGCATATCAAACTGGGTATCCAGCCAACAGGCAAACGACTTGGCGCGATGGATGTCGCCGACGAAGGCAGGGACAAAAATGCCTTTTCCACCCGTCATGGCTTCCTCTTGGAAAATGTGCGGGAATGGTCCGGTGTGGGCAGCGACATTTATCAGTCCGTCGAGAAGGTTTTCGGCTTTTGCGAACAGGACAACCTCGAAGAGTTTCGCTTTGACGAGGACGGGCTGGGCGCTGGCGTTCGCGGCGATGCACGCGCTATCAACGAACTGCGTAACGCTGCGCGTCGACCGTCAATACTTGCCACACCGTTTCGAGGTAGTGGCGCGGTATTTGATCCGGATGATGAAGCTGTTCGCGGGGACAACGGGCAAGCAGCACGTCTGAACAAGGACTTCTTCGCTAACGCCAAAGCCCAGAGCTGGTGGCGGTTACGTAAACTTTTTCAGAATACCTGGCGCGCCGTGGTTGAAGGTATGGCTTACAACCCGGACGAAATCATCTCAATCAGCAGTAGCATGGCACTCAAAGATAAACTCATCATCGAGCTTTCGCAGCCGACCTATTCCATTAATGGTGTGGGAAAAATCGTTATTGATAAACAGCCTGATGGAACCCGATCGCCAAACCTTGCCGACTCGGTGATGATCAACTATGCCCCAATGAATTCAGCCCTGAACATCTGGGAGCTGCTAGGGAGACAGGCCTGATGGCACGAAACAAACAAGCCCTGCGGCGAACTGCGCAGGCCACCGCTGATGGCTATGAGAACTTTGTCGCCCGCGTGGGGATGCAGACGCCTAACCAGCACTCAGCATCGACCTACCGGGCGAACTTCACCAGCCGCAACCGCATGCTGGTGGAATGGTCATATCGCGGATCGTGGGTTATCGGCGAAGCGGTCGACGCTATCCCGGATGATATGACCCGCAAAGGCATTCGCATCACTTCGGAAATTGATGCAAAAGATCGCGGCATTCTCGAATCACAACTGGATGAGTTGCAAATCTGGGATGCGCTGAATGACGTACTGAAATGGTCGCGTCTCTATGGCGGTGCGGTTGGCTTCATCATGATTGAGGGGCAGGCACCAATGACCCCGCTGCGGCTCGAAACCATTGGAGAAGGCAAGTTTAAGGGCATTCTCCCGCTCGACCGCTGGATGATTAACCCGGTGATGACCCGCCGCATTAAAGAGATGGGGCCGGATCTCGGCAAACCTGAGTTTTACGATGTGGTGACCACTGCCACGGGCATTCCAGCCTGGCGCATCCATCACAGCCGCCTGATTCGCTTCGACGGGGTGACGCTGCCATTCCAGCAGAAGATGACCGAAAACGAATGGGGAATGTCGGTTGTAGAGCGTATCTGGGATCGGCTTACTGCGTTCGACAGCGCCACTGTCGGCGCGGCGCAGCTGGTCTACAAAGCGCATTTGCGTACCTACAGCGTGGAGAAGCTACGCGAGCTTATCGCACTTGGTGGTCCTGCGTATGAAGCGCTGCTGAAGAACATCGACCTGATCCGCCAGTTCCAGAGCAATGAAGGCATGACGCTCATGGACTCGCGGGATAAGTTCGAAACCCACCAGTACAGCTTCAGCGGTCTGGATGACATTCTTTCGCAGTTCGCTGAGCAGATCAGCGGTGCCGTTGGTATCCCGCTGGTGCGACTGTTCGGTCAATCCCCGAAAGGCTTCTCTACTGGTGACGCAGACCTCGCCAACTATTACGACCGGGTGAGCTCATTGCAGGAACGCCGCTTACGGATGCCGATGCGTCGGATACTGGACATCATGCATCGTTCGGAGCTTGGCAAGCCGCTGCCGGACGATTTCACGTTTGAGTTTAACCCGCTATGGCAAATGTCTGACGTTGACCGCTCAACGGTGGCCGTAAACACCACCACCGCGATCAGTACGGCGCTGGGTGATGGTCTGATGACACTGAAAGCCGCTATGACTGATTTGCGCGAAAATTCTGACGTAACCGGCATCGGGGCGTCCATTACCGACGAGGACATAGAGAATGCCGAAGACGAAGCGCCGCCAGGCATCGGCGAACTTGGCGACAAACCTCCAGAGTCGCCAGGCGGAAATCCGATATCGAACGAGCCTACGGCAGATAGCGCGGGCGGTCGGGGATATCGTAAATGGTCGCTACGATGGTTCAAATGACAGTGTCACCGAAATAATGGATGCGCTGGAGCGCTACAGCGAAATCATCACCCCCTGGGCGACGAAGGTTGCTGAGAACTTTACCGCAGACATAGCGCGCCAGAATGAAAAGCAGTGGCGTCAGCACAGCCGGAACATCAGTGCAGAGCTGCGCAATATGGTTGACCGCGCCCCGGTAGGCCAGGTGATGAAATCCATCGTTGCCGAGCAGATTAAGTACATCAAATCGCTCCCTCTTGAGGCCGCCGATCGGGTGTATGACATTCAGAACAAAGCCATCGAGGCCGTTGTGACTGGTGGCCGCGCTGAGCCATTCGCGAAAGAGATAGCTGCGTCCGGTGACGTGTCACGCTCACGAGCGAACCTTATCGCCCGTACTGAACTTGGACGTGCAACCGGCGCGCTCGATCAGGCGCGTGCGCTGTCAATCGGCTCGAATGGTTATATCTGGCGTACAGCCGAAGATGGCGACGTCCGGCATTCTCATCGGGAGATGGAAGGTAAGTTTGTCGAATGGGGAAAACCTCCAACGCTTGATGGCATGACCGGTCACGCTGGCGAGCTCCCGAATTGTCGCTGTTATAAAGAAATCGTTTTTCCCAACCCTCATTCTTATCTCGCCTGAATCGCAGGTAAACCATGAAATATTTTTTCAATACCCGGCTGGGGGAAACCCGCTATCAGCTGGCTGACGGCTCGCTGCTGTGCAAAGACGTGCCGATAGGTCGAACGGGTAAGCAGCTCTACGGCGCTGCCGATCTGCCAAACCTCAAACCCGACAAGCTCGGTGAGATAGTCGTAACGCGTTCTCCTGAGCAGGTATTCCATCCGGCCACGCTCGCCTCATTCGAAGGGATGAGCATCACGATCCTGCATCCTGAAGATGAAAACGGGAATGTGCGGCTGGTAAATCCCGAGAACTGGAAAGAGCTTGCGGTCGGGCACCTCCAGAATGTCCGGCGCGGGACGGGTGAGCAGTCTGATTTGATGCTGGCTGACCTTATCGTCAAAGACGAAAACGCCATTCAGCTTATCGAAGATGGCCTGCGTGAAGTATCGTGCGGCTATGACGCGGAGTACGAGCAGACCGAGCCAGGTAAAGCCGAGCAGGTCTATATTACCGGAAACCATGTGGCTCTTGTCCCCAAAGGCAGAGCCGGAAATCGTTGTGCAATTGGAGACAGAGACACAATGGCAAATCAAAAGAAAAACTGGTGGAACCGCATGCGTGCAGCCATCAAGACAGGAGATGCCGACACCATGAACGAACTGGTGGAGTCGGCTCCCGCATCGGTTACAGGAGATGATGGGGATTTGCCGCAGGGCGTTAATCTCAACATCAACCTGTCCCCGCAGCAACCACTACCGGACAAAGCACCAGAGATGGGTGGAGATCCAACCGGCGACAGTGATGATGACCTCAAAACATTACTGAAAGCCCTGCTGGCTAAGCTGGAAGGAAATGCGACGGGCGATAACGACAATAAGCCTGACGATAATCCGACCGGTGACGGCGAGGACGATGAAGAGGAAACCACGATTACTGGTGACTCAGCCTGGCGTGCCGAAGTTATCGTTCCGGGTATCGATCTGAGCCGTAAGATGAAACCGACCGCGTTCAAACGCGAGGTTCTGGCTTCTGCTGACAAAACGCTGGTTCGCCAGATAGTCGGTGATGCGGATATCCGCAAATTACCGAAACAATCGGTCAACATGGCGTTTAATGCCGTGTCAGAGATTGCCAAAGGGCGAAACACCCGTACCACCATGGGCGATGCACAACGCCAAAATATGGGCATGACCAGCATCGCTTCCCTGAACAAACAAAACGCCGAATTCTGGTCTAACCGCAAAGGATAATCCAATGACTGCATATCTGTACCGGATGCCTGTTGGCATTGCCGGGGCTATCTCTCGCCCGCAGGACTTAACCGTCGAACCGGTGGTCCTTAAATCCGATAACGCCTTTGCTGCCTATGGGCTGGCTGGTAAATACGATGCTGACGGTTTTTTCGTACCGCTGGCAGATGGTGATACCGCAGACAAGGTGAAGGGGATCTATGTGCGCCCTTATCCGACCACGTCGCAGCCGGACATGGTTCGCCAGGTGGGGAGTGGCAAGAACTTCCCGGGCGACGCCATGAAGCGTGGCTACGTGACCGTTAATCTCGGTTCTGATTTTGATGCCAGCACCATCAAAAAAGGCGACCCGGTATACGTTGTCGTCTCCACTGATGGATCCATCAAAGTGCCGCTGGGTGGATTCATGGCCACGTCAGTCAGTGGCAAAAACGTGGTGCTGACCAACGCTGAATTCACAGGTGCCGGTGATGCTAACGGCAATGCAGAAATTTCCTGGAAGATTTAAGGAACAGACGAATGATTACTTTTGATCAGGCAACCGTTGACAGCTCTGGTGCCTTTCTCATCGGGGAGCTGGAGCGACTCGACCAGACGCTGAACCTGCCACTGGTGGGGTACACCTGGACCCGCGATATTCAGTTGCGTGAAGATGTCTCCATCGCAGATGACATTTCCAGCTGGACGAATACCAGCTTCGCCGCTGCGGGTACTGGCGCAAATCCGAATGGCAAAAACTGGGTAGGCAAAGACTCAACCGCTATTGCTGGCGTGAACGTGGATATCGGCAAATCCGGTAACCCGCTGAACCTGTGGGGGATGGAGCTTGGCTGGACGGTCATAGAATTGCAGGCTGCTCAGCAGGTCGGACGCCCGATTGATACGCAGAAGTATGACGGGATGCAACTGAAATGGCAGATGGATAACGATGAACAGGTGTATGTTGGCGATTCCGCATTAAACCTGAAAGGCCTTGTTACCCTGAACGGTGTTCCTGTCAACAACGCTGCCAAAACGTGGGCAACCTCAACACCGGACGAAATCCGCGCAAGCATTAACCAGGTGCTGTCTGATGCGTGGGCCGCTTCCGGTTACTCTGTGGTTCCGCGTGATTTGCTGATCCCGCCTGAGCAGTTTGCTCTGTTGTCCAGCATCATCGTTTCATCTGCTGGTAACCAGTCCCTGTTGACGTACCTTCAGACCAACACCATCAGCTATCACCAGAACGGTGTTCCGCTGAATATCCGCGCGGTTAAATGGCTGAAAGGCCGTGGTGTGGGGGATAAGGATCGCATGGTTGCGTACACCAACGATAAAAAATACGTCCGCTACCCGCTGGTTCCGCTTCAGAGCGTGCCGGTGCAGTATCGCGGTCTGTATCAGATCGTCACTTACTACGGCAAGCTGGGTGCGGTTGAGCCAGTGTATAAAGAAACTCTGTCCTATGTGGACGGTATCTGATAACCAGAATGGCCCCGAAAGGGGCCTGAAGGAAACTGAAATGGCGAAAGAAAAGCTGGTTACCATCCATGTTCACACCCCGTTTACGCTGACGCTCGGCGATCAGTCAAAACAGGAGTTTGGCCGGGGACGACATAACGTACCGGAAGAAGTCGCGTCGCACTGGTTCACCCAGGCGCACTCTGAGTTTTCCGAAAGCGTGATTAGCGACACCGATGATCTGCAACCCATTATCGACGGCCTGCAAGCGCAGATTGCCGACAAAGATAAGCTGATTGCCGATCTGCGAGAAGCGCTGCTCAAGCTGCAAGAGCAGAACGACAGTCTGCAAGCGCAGATTGCTGCCGCCCAGACTGGCGGTAATGGGGCGAAAGATGCCAAAGAATCAAAGCCTGCCAGCGGTAAGTGATTTTCGGCGCGACTTTCCACAGTTTGCTGACCCTGCCAAATATCCCGAAGCACAAATCCAGTTTCGTCTGAATCTGGCTGATGTGCTGCTGAGCGAAAACGTCACCGGCAAAGAGTTGTTTCCGTACTTTGCCGAGTTGTTCGTGGCTCACTACATGACGCTATGGGCGGCAGACAGCCGGGCAATGCTGGTTGGCGGCCCGGGCGGTTCAACCAATGGTGTTCAATCCTCTAAGTCTGTTGACAAGGTAAGCGTCAGCTATGACACCAGCGCGACGCTGAATCCTGATGCAGGTTTCTGGAATAACACCCGATATGGCGCTGAATTTTATCAGTTGATCACGATGTTTGGTGCAGGCGGTCGCCAGCTATGAGCTTCAAAAGCGGTGTAACAACGAGGGTGGATAACGCTCAGGCCATTCTGGATGCGCTCAGGTCGCTAACCAAAAAGGATGTGCTGGTCGGCATCCCTTCGGAAGACAGCGAGCGTGAAGATGTTCCGTTTGGTAATGCCGGGATCGGCTATGTCAACGAATACGGCTCACCAGCGCAAAACATCCCCCCACGCCCGCACCTGACCCCCGGCGTTAAATCGGTAGAGGGACAGACAGTGCCGCAGCTCAAAGCAGCGGCGCAGGCTGCGCTTGATGGTAATGCGTCGGGTGCGGAAAGAGCGCTCAACCGTGCCGGAACGCTGGCCGCTAATGGCGTCAGGCGTTACATGACTATTACCGGCTTTACGCCGCTTGCTGACAGCACTGTTGAAGCCCGCGCACGTCGAGGTCGCAAAGGGGCAAAAGCGGAACTTGCGCGGCGCGCTGCTGGTGAGTCTCCTGGAACCGATCTGGTGAAACCGCTAATCGACACCGGGCAATATCGCAGAGCGATTACCCATGTTGTGAGGGATAAAAATGCCGACTCTTGATGTAACAGATGTGCTTTTTGACCCCGATTTTTGCGACTTCAATTTGTGGGTAACACGCCGAGTGCAAACGGTGGATGAGGACGGGATCGGCAGCGACAGCGAAGTTAAAAAGCAGTTTGCCGGAGTCGTAACTGTTGATCGCTCTCTGGAAAACCGCCGTATGCAGGCAGGGCAGGTGATCAGCGGTGCAATTCTGATTGTGACGACTGAGAGACTGACGCAGGGACAGACTGGCCGTGATGCCGATATCGTGACGTATCAGGGCCGTGATTATCGTGTGACTTTCGTCGACCCGTATACAGCTTATGGGTCCGGATTCGTTCAGGCGCATTGTGAGTTGCTGCCGTTTGATGGGGGAATTCCGGTTGAGCAATAACACCAGCACAGAGCGCGGATGGCTGATACCAACCAGTGGCGATCCGGATTATGACGAAGCGCTCGACAGGCTGTTAAGCCAGTGGATGCGTAACGTTTCCGGTCTGTCTGCCGGGATGGTTCGCCCGCGCTGGCAGAAAGAGCAGCCGCCACTGCTACCGGTTGAAACGAACTGGTGTGCGTTTGGGGTTATCGGATGGTCAGGTGATGACAGTCCGGCATTCACCAGACAGACCGATGATGGCTCTCAGCTCTGGCGGCATGAAACGATTGAGTGTATGGCTTCGTTTTATGGTCCGGCGGGGATGGTGTATGCGTCCCGGTTTCGTGACGGTATATCTGTACCGCAGAACAACGCAGCACTGAATGCGCTGGGGCTGTCTCTTGGCGATTACACAGGTCTGACTCCCTTCCCTGAACTTATTAATCAGCAATGGGTCCGTCGCTACGATATGACGGTGCGTCTGCGCCGGAAGGTTGTGCGCGAGTACGGTATTAAATCGCTGGTGGAAGCACCAGTCATCTTTTTCGGAGATTAAGCTATGGCACAGGGCTTGCCTGTATCAAACGTTGTTAATGTTGATGTGATCATGTCGCCGCGTGCAGCATCAGGGCGAAATTTTGGTGCATTACTCATTCTCGGCCCGTCCACAATCATTCCGGTAAGTGAGCGCATTCGTCGTTATTCTGCCGCGGAAGATATTGGAAAAGATTTTGGCGTGGAATCACCAGAATATAAAGCTGCGCAGGTGTTTTTCTCACAATCACCGAAACCTCAGGAGGTTTTTGTTGGTCGTTGGGTGAAAACGAAGGGAGACAGCGAACAGGCCACGCCTGAGACGCTGGAGCAGGCTGTGAATGCCATGCTTGATTATACTTCATGGTATGGGCTGGGGATTGCAGACGATGCAGATATTCCGGATGCAGACTGGCTGAAAGTGGCTGCGGCGATCGAATCCTCTTCTGTAAGCCGTATTCTGGCGATTACGACAAGCGATGAGAAATGCCTGCAGACTGCATCCAGCGATGATTTGGCATCAAAACTGAAAACCGCCGGATATTCACGCAGTTTTATTCAGTATTCATCGGGTAATAAATACGCTGCGTTATCTGCATTTGGCCGGGCATTCACGGTTAATTTCAATGGCAGTAATACCGCGATTACGCTCAAGTTTAAGCAGGAGCCGGGTGTCGGGTATGAAACACTGACAGTCAGCCAGGCATCGGCACTTGATGCAAAAAACTGCAATGTGTTCGTGTACTACCAGAATGATACAGCTATCCTCCAGCAGGGAGTGATGGCTAACGGCGATTTCTTTGATGAACGCCACGGCCTGGACTGGTTACAGAATTATGTGCAGACCAACCTCTATAACCTGCTTTATACCAGCACCACGAAGGTTCCCCAGACTGAAGCCGGTATTACCCGACTGTTATCAAATGTTGAAAAATCACTGGATCAGGCCGTTCAGAATGGACTGATTGCTCCGGGCGTATGGAACGGGGGCGACCTTGGTCAGTTGTCATCAGGTGACACACTGCCCAAAGGTTATTACGTATACGCCCAGCCGCTGGATGAACAGGCACAATCAGAACGTGAAGCCCGTAAGGCTCCGGTGATTCAGGCTGCAATAAAACTTGCAGGCGCGGTTCATTACGCTGACGTACAGATTAACGTTGTTCGCTAAGGGGAAGTGAATGTCTACCTATTCTTTTATGGATGTCACTGCGACGCTGACCGGGCCGACCGGTTCGATTGACCTCGGGTACGGTTCTGCAAGTTCTGAAGAGGGGATTGTGGTTGCGATGGGCGGTCCTAAAAACACCATGACCATCGGTTCTGATGGCGAAGTGATGCACAGTCTCCATGCAGATAAAAGCGGGACGATTACCGTTAACCTTCTGAAGACATCACCGACAAATAAAAAATTGTCGCTGGCGTATAACGCACAGAGCCAGTCTTCTGCCACATGGGGGAATAACGTTATTGTGATCCGAAACAAGGTCAGCGGCGACATCATCACGGCACGTAGTGTTGCGTTCCAGAAACAACCGGATAATGCCAACGCTAAAACCGGTAATACGATGCCGTGGGTGTTTGACTGCGGCAAGATTGACCAGGTTCTCGGGGAGTTTTAATACATGGAATTCGAAATCAAAGGCGTGAAATATCGCGCGGCAAAACTCAGCGTTTTTGACCAGCTGAAAGTGACCCGCAAACTTCTGCCGGTACTGGCGGGAATGATGTCAGATTTCGGGAGCATTCGCTCCCGTTTGCCTGCTGACGGCAAAATCGAAACCGTGAAATTCGAGCAGTTAAAACCGGTGTTTGAAACCATGCTCCCGCGTATCGCTGAGGAACTGTCTTCCCTGACCGAAGATGACACCGAAGCGATTATTCATCCCTGTCTTGCGGTGGTGTCGCGGCGTCATATGGACGGATGGGTGCCGGTATTTACCAAGGGCGAACTGATGTTTGATGATATTGACCTGCTGGTCATGCTGCAGCTGGTGGCGCGGGTGGTCGCCGATTCGCTGGGAAATTTTTTGCCTACACCCCTTACCAGCACGACGCAGAGCCTGCAACAGGGCTGACGTTTAACAGCCTGCCGGACGGGCTGTCCTACCTTCTCAATCCGGTTGACGCCGGGTTAATTCCTTATACAGCACTTAAAGATGGCTCTGTCGATTTGTACGACATTGCTCTCTTGAATGACCATCTGGCGGTAAAAGCGGATAACCAGCGGCGCATTGAGAAATGGAGAGAGGATAATGAACGCTGAAACTATTAAAGATTTCCTCGTCTCGCTTGGCTTCAGTGTGGATGATGCAGGAGCGAAAAAGTTCGGTTCTGTCCTCGCCGGTACAACTGCAAATGTCATCAAAATGGGGCTGGCCGTCGAAGGAACTGCACTGTCCGTGGTGGCCTTCACGGCTAAGATCGCCTCCGGTCTGGATAATCTTTACTGGGCGTCACAGCGCACCGGCGCGACGGTCCATGGAATTCAGTCTATTGGCTATGCGGTTTCGCAGGTTGGCGGCAGTGCAGACGCTGCGCGCTCTTCTCTGGAAAGCCTCTCCCGGTTTATTCGTAACAATCCCGGTGCAGAGGGATTTCTGAATCGCCTGGGGGTACAGACACGGGATGCCAGCGGTAACATGCGTAACATGGCCTCTATTTTTACAGGTGTAGGCCAGAAGCTCAGCGGCATGCCGTATTACCGGGCTAACCAGTATGCGCAGATGCTGGGCATTGACGAAAATACCCTTATGGCGATGCGCCGGGGTGTGGGTGGCTTCTCCGGGCAGTACAGCGCAATGGCGAAAGCTATCGGCTTCAATGCTGACGAGGCGGCCAGAAGCTCCAACAAATTTATGACCTCCCTGCGCGAGTTCGGCGCGATGGCAGGCATGGCCCGTGACAAAATCGGCTCTAATCTTGCTGGTGGTCTGGCGGGTTCGCTGGACACACTGCGCCGCCACATCCTCGATAACTTCCCGCGCATCGAGCAGACCCTGACGAAAGCCATAAAAGGCATTCTGGCGCTCGGAGACATCATCGGGCGGCTGTTCTTCAGGCTAATTGAGGGAACATCCAGCCTTATCACCTGGTGGCAATCGCTGGATAAGCAAACGCGGGAGCTCATCTCGCTGTTTGGCGCGCTGACGATTGCGCTGCGCATTCTGAACAGTACGTTCTGGATGTCGCCGATTGGCCTCATTACCGCGCTGGCGGCGGGGATTGCCCTTCTGTGGGAGGACTATCAGACCTGGAAGGAAGGCGGCGACAGCCTGATTGACTGGGGCAAGTGGAAGCCGGAGGTCGATGCCGCGCTGAAGATGGTTCGTGACCTGAAAGGGTCTGTTAATGAACTGGTGAAAGCGCTGGCGAAACTGCTCAATATTGACCCCAAATCATGGTCCCTGAAGTGGGATTTCAGCAACTTCATCGACCAGATGGGCGAATTCAGCAAAATGCTGAACATGATCGCCGACCTGCTCAACGCTATCAAAGATGGCCGCTGGGCTGATGCCGTCAGCATCGGCAAACAGATACTTAATCAGGGCAGCGAAAATCCGTCAGCGATGCCGATGGTTACAGACAGCGCTAACAGTACTGCCGACTGGATTAAAGAGCACTGGGGATTCGATCCCCGCAGTGTGGGCCGGACGGTACGCGGCTGGTTTGGTGATGATGAGCCGGAACAATATGCACAGGCTACGAAACGAGGAGAACGGAATAACAATCCGGGAAACCTTAATTTTGCTGGTCAGGCAGGGGCTTCTCTTGAACGCCCGGGCGGGCGATTTGCCAGATTTGAAACTGCTTTTGATGGATTACGGGCTCTTGCTCGTCAGTTAATGCTGTACGCCGGACGGGGAATAAACAGTGTGGAGAAAATTATCTCTACCTGGGCACCTGCGTCTGATAATAACAACACAACTGCGTATATCAGGGCTGTATCGCAACGACTGGGAGTGGATCCCCGGGCTGCCCTGAATATGAGCGATCCGCAAACCATGTCAGCATTGATGAGCAGCATTATCCAGCATGAAAATGGAAGAAATATCTATTCTCGAGAGCTGATTAATAAGGCTGCCGTGGCGGGAATTAGTGGCAAAATGACAGAGGTTAACCAGCAAAATACTTACCACATTTACGGTGGCGGAGATCCGCACGCTGTCGGTAATGAGGTTGCACGTCGGCAACAGTCTGCAAATGCTCAGGTCATGCGAAGTAATCAGGTGAGGGTGGGTTAGTGGATATTCTCTCTACACTTTTTCATCAGCAGAGCAGAAAAATAGGAATGATTGTTCCCAGTGTTGTTATTTCAGAGAAGCATACAGATATGCTTGAAATAACAGAGCATCCGGTAGAGGTCGGGGCCGCTGTCGCTGATCATGCCTATAAAAAACCGTCAGAAGTGGTGATGGAGGTTGGTTTCGCCGGTGGCGGCGCATTGCTGGATTTTGCCAGTAACCTGACGGCTACCAGCCTGCTCGGCCTGAGTCCTCAGCAGACGTATCAGGAGCTACTGGGTCTGCAGGAAAGCCGTATCCCCTTCGATGTGGTAACCGGTAAACGGCTGTACAGCAACATGTTGATCCGGGCGCTGGAAGTGACGACGGACAAGACAACCGAAAACGTCCTGTCCGCCGTCCTCACCCTGAGGGAGGTCATTATCTCCCGGACACAGCAGATTACCGTCGCGGATAAAACCAACATGAAGGAAGGGGCCAGCACGTCGGCGGTACAAAACAGCGGCAACAAAACCACAAAGCCTCCAGATACTTCACTGCTGAAAAGCATCACGGGTAACGTGGCGTCATTACTGGGGGGCGGCTAATGACAATTCAGGAAATTCCGCTGACAGCGGACAACCAGCAGTTCAGCATCGTCCTGGGTGGTGTCACCTGGCGGATTAGCATCATATGGCGCGATCTGTACTGGATTATGGACCTGCAGAACGACAGAGGGGAGCCGGTAATCTCCGGTATTCCTCTTGTCACTGGTGCTGACCTGCTGGCGCAGTACGCCTGTATGGGGCTTGGTTTTAAGATGGTGGTGGTCTGTGATGACAACACACAGGATTACCCCACAAAAACTGACCTGGGCGGTCGCAGCCATTTACTGGTATCAACGGAGTAAGCATGTCACAGAACTGGATGAGACATTTCGAGCTGCAGCTTGTGGACGGGAACGGTCAAGGAATTGAGCTAAGTGATTTCAAAGTCACCTTTACGATCGACTGGTTCAACATCAGCAGCGCGTCCCGGGTAGGGACTATCAAAATTTATAACCTCTCGGCAGATACTGTGAACCGAATTACCGGGCAGGAGTTTTCGAAAGTGCGTCTGATTGCGGGTTACGACGGTATCGCGCCGGAGGTGTCGGCAAGCGACGTCGGGACAGTGCGGGAAGTTGACGCGGCGGACGTGGGCCAGAGTGATGGTCGCAACTACGGACTGATTTTCAGCGGTGAAATTCGCTACTCGGTTACAGGAAAAGACAGTCCGGTTGATTCCTACGTCCTGATTCAGGCAGCAGATACTGATCTGGCTTTTGCCACCAGTATAACCTCACAGACGCTGGCTGCCGGTTACACGGTCGCTGATGTAAACCGTGCGCTGATGAAAGACTTCGAAGCCAAAGGTGCGACCGAAGGCCTGACGCCTGAAATGCCTGCTACTGTATTCCCCCGGGGGCGGGTACTCTTTGGCATGACGCGGCATCTAATGGATAACGTAGCCGGGCAATGTGGCGCAACATGGCAATTCGTGGACGGTCAGCGCCAGATGGTGGCGAATAATGAATATGTTCACAAAGCGATTGTGCTCAACAGCGCTACCGGGCTTATCGGTATGCCGCAGCAGACCATCGGCAACGGCGTAAACGTCCGCGCGCTTATTAATCCGAACATCCGGGTTAACGGACTCATTCAACTGGATCAGGCTTCCGTGTATCGCACCGCGCTGTCGAACAACGATATCGCTATGGCTGGTGGGCAGATCACTGACCAGAACACGGACGGAAACATCACGCTCAGCGGCACCACGGCGCAGCCTGCCAGCATCGCAACGGATGGCGTTTATATTGTGCGCGGGATTATGTACACTGGCGACACAAGGGGCCAGGCGTGGTACATGGATATGATGTGCGAAGCGCGTGGCGCGGCGGATCTGTATACGCAATCGGCTTTGCAAAGGGGATGAGCAATGAGGGGTATTATTTTTCTGTTAGCTGTCTTTTCTGCGTGCAGCGCGTGGGCGGATGGCTTTACGGTTAAATGCGGTGGCTACACTATGGTTGCAAACCAGGGCGAGTTATCGACAATCAACGGTGAAAGAGTTACCTCTCAAAAAATCACCGAGCTTGGTACCAATGGTTTGAAAGTAGACATGGTGCTTATGCCTGCCAAAGACGGTAACAACTACGGCTTTGAATACATTCGTCGCCCTGGTACCGAAAAGCGTTTCCTGAACGTCCAGCTGCTGCAGAACAGCATGGACGCGCCGAAAATCATCGGGTCTTTCCCGTGTAAGAAAGTCTATGGCTAAACTTTCTTTCTGGTTAGGAACTTGGATGAAATTTACATCTAATCTATCTGTCTGGTTTTACAAAGTTGTTGCTTGCAGCTAATACTTGTTTAAACTACGTCGACTACAAAATGACTAAGAAGAGTAAAAGCACCTTATGCCAGTAGCGCAACCAAAAACTGGAGAAGTCGTCGCTAAGCTTGGTCCATCCTTGGAAGCAGGAAGAATCTTGCTTCTTGACCTTGAAAAACAGAAGTTGTTGAGAGATGCCCGTGCTTTACCTATAAGGTATCAATCTCTAGCACTTGAAGGGCTGATTCTGTTGCTGGATGGCAAAGTGGAGCGAGGTATCGAGGCGATTGAGACATCTCTAGCCATATGCCCGACAGATCCTGTTACTTGGAACAATTATTCTAGCGCACTAAGCAACCTTGGGCTTTACTCTAAACGGCGAGAGTTGCTTACTCGGGCTCTCGACTACGACTTCCCCTGCATGGTCGAACATGCTTTAAATTTTGCGGCCTTCTGGGCTGATGGGGAGATTCTCGATATGGCTATCGCTAAGCTTGAGAAATTTGGTCAAACTGAAAAAGAAAAGCATGTATCTGCATTGGAAACCGCTGTAGTTTTGAGCAACTTAGGCGGTCCAATGAGTGACGGTTTGAAAAAAGCTGCAGATGTATTGATGTACATTGTGGAAAGCGAATCACTCCGTGCTAAAACCTCCAGTCTGCTTACCGATGGTGAGGGTTATGGTTCTTTTTCTGTTGGCATCGAAACTGAAGACGCAGAGTATCTTTCATATCTTAACGATAAGGTCGTTGATGAGATGATTGAAAGAGGTCTAGAAACGGGATGCAGTGTCGCTTACTTTGAGGCGGTGAACTGATGCCTGTAGCGATTAACTGCTTTCTGGAGATGGCTAAAAGCTCTATTGAGAATAGCGGTGAACAGTGGACGCGTAATGCGATAAGTAGAGCGTATTATACGATGTATCATTCAGCGTTATTGCTCACGGATGGCTATATCCCAACTCAAGATGAGAAAGGGCAAAAGTTACCCGGTGGGGTACATGCGAGGCTTTCTGAATATCTTTGCGGCGAGAATGCAGCTCTAGCACATAGTCTTGACCGAACTTCTGCCAAAAAGGTTGGGCTTAAGCTCAAAACCGCACATCACCGAAGAGTCATTGCTGATTATAATCTTGATAAGCACGTTAATCGGATTGATGCTTGTAGTACCATCAAGGATGCAGAGGATTTGCAGTCACTTATTGCTGGTATGATTGATACCAAAAAAACTGCAAGTTAAGCCTATTAAGTAATTAATAAAACCCGCCACCCGGCGGGTTTTTTGCTTTCTGGAGCCTACCAAATGGCATTATCTGACCAGACCCGCAGCGGCGACCTTGCCGAAACATTCAAATCAGAGCGGGACACAACAAAGAACCAGATCCGTGTTGCTTTGCCTGGCATCGTCCAGTCATTCGATCCTGACGCGGTGACAGCGGTTGTGCAGCCTGCGATCCGTTCGGTTGAAACTGACAACGACGGCAACCGCGTTACCAAAAATTACCCGCTGTTGGTGGATGTGCCGGTGATATTTCCGCGCGGCGGCGGCTGCACGTTAACTTTCCCGGTGGAAGCCGGCGATGAATGCCTGGTGATTTTTGCCGATCGCTGCATCGATTTCTGGTGGCAGAACGGCGGGATACAGGAGCCGGTTGATGACAGAATGCATGATTTATCGGATGCGTTTTGTATTGTCGGTCCCCAGTCGCAGGCAAGGAAGATTAGCGGTATTAATACCAGTGCCACACAGTTGCGTAGTGACGATGGCAGCACCTATTTTGAGCTTAATCCTGATACCGGGAAAATTAAAATTGTCGCTCCGGGTGGTCTTGATGTGGTTACCCCTCTGGCTGATTTTTCTGAGAAAGTAACCATTCATGGCCTGTTAACCTGGTTGGGGGGCATGGTGGGGTCTGTGGTTTCTGGTGTGGCTTCAAAAATCACTGGTGCTGTTGAGTTTTTGGGGAGCGTGAAGGCTAACGGCAAGCCAATCGATGATACGCACACTCATGGTGGTGTTCAGCGCGGCGGAAGCAATACTGATGGGGTAAACTGATGCGATACAGACGTGAAGACGCCGATGGCGATTACACCTTTGGCAGCGGTGATGACACCTGGCTGATTAACTCGCCTGAGGCCGTAGCACAGGCTGTGAAAACGCGATTCGAATTGTGGTATGGGCAATGGTTTCTCGACACCACCGAAGGGACTCCGTGGATCCAGTCTGTGCTCGGTAAGCAGAAGCCGGAAACCTACAACCTGGCGATCCGTAAGCGCATCCTCGAAACGCGGGGCGTTAAATCAATCCTCTCTTTCAATACGACAGTGGATACCACGACCCGACGTGTCATGTTTTCCGCTGAAATCGACACTCTTTATGGAATAACGACTGTTACATCGGAGGCGTAATGGCTCTGAACCTTGATTCTCTCGGTTTATCTGCAAAGGTAACCGCGGAGGGGATCAGTGCGCCTGATTATCAGACGATACTCAGCACCCTGATTAGCTATTTTCAGCAGATTTATGGTAGTGATGCCTACCTCGAACCGGATAGTAAAGACGGCCAGATGGTGGCTCTGATGGCGCTGGCGATTCATGATGCCAATAATACTGCGATAACTGTCTACAACTGTTTTTCACCGGCAACCGGCTATGGGGCCGCACTGACCAGTAACGTGAAAATAAATGGTATTTCACGTAAAGGCGCGACGAATTCTACGGTTGATTTGCTTCTTACAGGAACTGCCGGAACAACCATCATTAATGGCAGCGTGAAAGACAGTAATAATGTGATATGGCGTTTGCCTGCTTCAGTGGTGGTCGGCGTGGATGGTACAGTGATGGTGACCGCAACATGTTCCGTCAGTGGTGCAGTGGCGGCGCTGGCTGGAACTATCACTGAAATTAATACGCCAACCCGTGGCTGGGTTTCGGTAACTAATCCTGCTGCGGCTACTGTAGGCACTCCGGCAGAAACTGACGCTGAGTTACGTATCCGCCAGTCGCAAAGTGTTGCGTTGCCATCAATAACCCCATTTGAAGCACTGGATGGTGCTGTTTCTAATGTTACCGGTGTAACCCGCCACAAACTCTATGAAAATGATACTGGTTCGGAGGACGGTAACGGGTTACCGCCACACTCTGTTGCTGTGATTGTGGATGGCGGTGATGTGACGGATATTGCTCAGGCTATCAGAGGGAATAAAGGTCAGGGGACAGCCACTCACGGTACAACATCCGTTACGATTCCGGATAAATACGGCAATCCCCATGTAATCAAGTTCTCGCGTTCCAGTGATGTACCTGTTTATGCCCGGATCAAATTACAAGTTTTTACGGGTTATACCTCACAGATAGGGCAGCAGATCCAGCAGGCTATTTCCGACTATATCAATAGTCTGATGATTGGTGATTCGGTCCTTTTAAGTCGCATTTACTCACCGGCGAATCTTGGCGTGGTGAGTGGCGGGAATGCACGCTATTACGATATTCAGGAACTGACGATTGGGAAATCCCCGGGGGCTTTGTCGTCATCAAACATTGATATCAGATACAACGAATCTGCGTCCTGTACCCCGGAAAATATCGTTATAACGGTGGAGTCATGAGCAAATACACCGAACTAATCACGAACTACCACGCCACCAAACCTAAATTTCTTGCGCATGTTGATCTGATGACCCGGCCACTTATTGATGTTGCGGCTGCCACCAGAGGGCTGATTACTGCATTTGATATTGACTCTGCGGTTGGTGTGCAACTTGACATTCTGGGATTGTGGATCGGACGTAGCCGTGTTGTCAGCCAGCCTATCTCAGGTGTCTATTTCAGCTGGGATACCGACGGGCTTGGATATGATCAGGGGGTATGGCAGGGACCATACGATCCTGATTCCGGATACATGTACCTCAGCGATGAAACTTATCGTGTCATTCTTAAAGCGAAGATTGCGATTAATAACTGGGATGGACGGAATGATTCGCTTCCGGCAATTCTTGACGCTGCAACAGCAGGATCCGGGCTGCGAATGCAGATAGTCGATAACCAGGACATGACGATATCGGTCTGGGTCTTTCCTGATACTGATATTTCAGATGTATCGCGTGAGTTAATTGCGGCAATTAAACAGGGGTATCTCACAGTAAAAGCCGCCGGGGTATGGGCGGGTGGCATTGAAACACCTTCGGTGGAAACCCCATCGGAAGGCTCAAAATTTTTTGGTTTTGATATGGATAACGAATTCATCAGTGGTTTTGATGTAGGAGCATGGGGAGTATTACTCTGATGGCGAAAAATGACTTTAAAGCGTTTGCAACGGATCGAAATGCCAATGTTATATCGCAGGAGGAATGGGAAGCGTTGCCCGCGCTTTTATCCGGATTTACAGCAGGGAAAGCCTCCAGTGCGCAAGTCAATAAGGTTATTCGGCAGGCCAGCTTTATTGCTGCAGCTCTGGCCCAGTTTGTAAGTGATAAAACGCAACGGGATGTGCTTGATAATGGTGATCTGCCCGGTTTTGTTGAATTGCTGGGATCGGGGTTTGCTGTTGAATACCTGAGCCGCAAGAATCCGTTTGGCGATATCAAATCGGATGGCACGGTGAAAACAGCTCTCGAAAACCTTGGTTTGGGAGAAGGCTCTGCATTACCTGTTGGTGTGCCTGTTCCATGGCCTTCAGTCACACCGCCAACAGGCTGGCTGAAATGCAACGGTGCGGCTTTTTCTCCTGAAGAATACCCGGAACTGGCAAAGGCTTACCCGACAAATAAATTGCCTGATTTACGTGGTGAGTTCATTCGTGGCTGGGATGATGGAAGAGGGATTGATACTAACCGTAGCTTGCTTTCGTCACAGGGAGATACCATTCGGAATATAACAGGATTTATAAATGAAGTTAAAGGCACCATTGATACAGCAACTTTCAGGTTACAGACTGGTACTGGTGCTTTTGCCTTAGCATCTCAAGCTACGCGAAATATCTATAATAACCTAGGCACATATGAAACAAAAAATACCCCTTACACAGGATTCAGTTTTGATGCATCCAGGGTTGTACCAACAGCATCAGAGAATCGCCCTCGAAACATTGCATTTAACTATATTGTGAGAGCAGCATAATGGATAAAGCAATATTAAATAGTGAGCTTATTGCTACAAAGTCGGGGGATATTACCGTTTATAACTATGATAGTGAGACGCAGGAATATATTTCAGCTTCAACTGAATATCTTGCCATTGGTGTCGGTATTCCTGCATATTCCTGTTTAGATGCTCCAGGTGCCTACAAAGCTGGTTATGCAATCTGCCGCTCTGCAGATTTTAACTCATGGGAATATGTAACAGACCATCGCGGTGAAATCATCTATAACACCGAAACAGGAGAATCAAAAGAAATCACAGCTCCGGGTGATTACCCTGATAATACAACCACTATCGCCCCGTTAACGCCATACGATAAATGGGATGGTGAGAAATGGGTGACGGATACCGAAGCACAGCATAGCGCCGCAGTAGATGCAGCAGAAGCACAGCGCCAGTCACTGATTGATACTGCAATGGCTTCAATCAGTCTGATTCAGCTGAAATTGCAGGCCGGACGTAAACTGACGCAGGCAGAAACAACCAGCCTTAACGCTGTGCTGGATTACATTGACGCGGTGACGGCAACAGATACCAGCACCGCGCCGGATGTCATCTGGCCTGAACTGCCGGAGGCGTAGGCCATTCAATATCTGGCGCACTGGCGGTATCGACCAGCTCCAGTGCGTCCAGATAATCCAGCCACAAATTATATTGTGCCAGTTCCTCACCTTTCAGACGACCAATAGCTGCTTTACCAGGCCATTGCTTACCGTTCATATAATCGTTGGCCTGATTAATCAGTTGCTGCTTTTCCAGTTCGGCTGCAGCAATCTGTTCCTCATGTGTTGGTGGTGGAATTTCAGACCATGCAGGAAAACCATTTTCTCCAGCGATACGGATTTTTCCTTTCGGCGGTAATCCGGAAAACTCAATATACACTTGCTCATCAACTTCAACAGCATCATCTGGCCATGAGTCAGCTTGAGTGTAATCCTCTTTCATCTCCAGCGGATAGAAAGAGTTTGTAGTCGCGGAATATATGTAATTCATTTTTCACTCCATATAGCTAAATTAACAGCCTAACGCTAAAAATGAAGCGCCGAGGCCAGGAGTACTGGCTCTGGATATAAATTTAACCGGGTCGGGACTAAAACCTGCACAGGCAATATAACCAACAGCCCCGCTATCTGGTGTGTAGTCTTGTGAGACCAAAACACGCAGACATCTGTTTGGAAATGCAATCGGGAAATGGGTTACTACATCCTGTGCAATGCCTGGTGCGCCGATTGAGCCCCACTGAAGAATAAAACCTGATGGTAATTTTTGATATCCAGTACCTGAAACAGAAAGCGTGAAGCTACCCATATCAGGTATCTGATTCGCCCCTGTCCCTACATTCCTTTTAGCCGCTTCTCCCAAACCAACATTTATGAAAATGCAGAAATAACGAGCAAATGGCATCATTCCTGCTTTTGTCAGGGGGCGCTACCATGCTTATTGGCTATGTACGCGTATCAACAAATGACCAGAATACCGATCTACAACGTAATGCGTTGAACTGTGCAGGATGCGAGCTGATTTTTGAAGACAAGATAAGCGGTACAAAGTCCGAAAGGCCGGGACTGAAAAAACTGCTCAGGACATTATCGGCAGGTGACACTCTGGTTGTCTGGAAGCTGGATCGGCTGGGGCGTAGTATGCGGCATCTGGTCATTCTGGTTGAGGAGTTGCGCGAACGTGGCGTTAATTTTCGCAGCCTGACGGATGCTATTGATACCAGCACACCGATGGGGCGTTTTTTCTTTCATGTGATGGGGGCCCTGGCTGAAATGGAACGAGAACTGATTGTTGAACGAACAAAAGCTGGACTGGAAGTTGCTCGCGCACAGGGACGAATTGGTGGACGTCGTCCCAAACTTACACCAGAACAATGGGCGCAGGCCGGGCGACTAATTGCATCAGGAGTTCCTCGCCAGAAGGTGGCGATCATTTATGATGTTGGCGTATCGACTTTGTATAAGAAGTTTCCGGTCGGAGATAAATGA